ACGAACATCCACAGGTCAAAATCAAACTAACTGAGGCCGCTGCTAAACAATTGGCGTCTTTACAGGATTTCTTAGACCAACAAACGCCCCAATTTGGGCCGATGTTTAACGAACCATACCCGTGGGGGCCGGATTCCTCTGGCCCATACGACAACCTTGCGCTTGCCAAACTTGTGCCGCCTGTGAAGCACATGGGGCCAGACCAAGAAAAAGCGGTCTGGGATGCAATCCGCAATGGACAGATGCAGGAAGCCCTTGACGCTCTCAATTCGTTGCAAGAAGTGCCATACACTGTAAATGAATACGTTGTGGACGCTGTGCGTTGGATAACTGAAAACAACCACGGCCTGTTGGTCGATAGTTTTCCAACCTTGGAAAAAACGCCTGAACTGAAAAATCGCAAACCAGCGCAGTGGCGTAGAATGACCAAAGATGAGCAGATGGACTTCAGACGTGAGCAACTTGCCGTTTCCAAAGGAAATCGGGAAGTGGACGCTAATATGCTTGGCATCAAGCGTAATCTCGATGAAGCAGACAACATCCTAAACGCCAAAGCTGATGGGGTAGACGGCTTTTACTTGCCTCACCAATGGGATTCGCGTGGTCGTGTCTACCATACAAGCGAGTTTGGACATCATAACACTGACTACCTTCGGGCAATGTTCCTGTTTAAAAACCAAAGCCCAGTGACAAACGAAAACGCCAAATACTTGAGCCTTCAGTTAGCTAACACATACGGAAATGGCATTGACAAAGAGACACTGGAAGTTCGTCAGGCATGGGCTGTTAAGGAAGAAGCAAACATCCTAGCAGCTGGAAAGGATTTCAAAGACCCAGACGCCTTCAAATTCTGGCGTGGAGCCGATGATCCGCTGCAATTTCTCGCAGCTTGTCGTGAGTGGTACAACGCCACTGAGCAGGGTGAGGGTTACATGACTGGCCTCCCAATCGCACTTGATGCGACCCAATCTGGCATCCAAGTGTACGCAGCAATGGGACGTAATGAAGAGGACGGTCAAAAAGTAAACCTGACTGCAAATGATGTTCCCGGCGACCTCTACACAGCTGTCATGAACGAAGCGAATAGGTTGCTCGACATCGACATCGAAACACTCAGTCAGAAGGACTTGGAGCCGTCAGAGGATGACGATGAGGTAACAGCAACCGAAAAAGAGAATGACAGAACAACCCTTAAACACGCTAAACAATGGAAGAAATTCGGCATTGACCGGAAAACGGCTAAAAGGAATACGATGTGCTGGGCGTATTCGTCTCGCCGCTATGGCTTTGCCGACCAGCTACGCACTGACCTGATGGAGCCTTTGGCTAAGAAGGTTAGAAGAAAAGAGTTGAAACAGCATCCATTTGGCGAGGACAGAGGTTTTGGCGCATCTTGGTACATGGCTGGTATCAACGAACAAGCAATCACAAGCGTAGTTAAGTCAGCTGCTGCTGGCATGGAGTTTTTTCAAGATGTTGTGCAACTCTGCAATCAGGCAGGGCTTCACTTGACGTACACAACGCCACTGGGCTTTCCGTTGCATCAGTTCTACAGAAAACTACTGGAAGAAAAGGTGGTAGCGACTGAACAGCGTTGTAGTGAGTGCGAACACACCGTGAAAACACACAAAAAACAAGTCACACTGGACGACTGGAGTTGTCCTGCTTGTGGCACTGTGAATACGAAAGAAGAAATCTGGGAAGTTGTGAAAGAACGCATTGATATGCCCAGCTGGGATAGAGATGCAGGAAAAAGGAAAACAATCAAAGCAACGCACCGTGTTTACTCAAGCGATGTGAAAGAAGACAAATCGAAACGTGCAGTCGCCCCCAACGTCATTCATTCATTAGATGCGACTGTCTTAATGCGAACAGTTTCGCTTTGTAAGGCAAATGGCGTTGATGATCTAATGACTGTGCATGACTCGTTTTCAACAACCATTGACAATGTTGGCGTCATGGCTTGGGCAATCCGTCAGGCATTTTACGAGACTTTCGACCAATACTGCCCATACGAAGAACTACTCAAACAGACGATGGCCCGCTTGCCCGACATCGTGGCAGACAAAAAGGCAGCTTTACAGGGGGTGTTTGAAACTCTGACCGAAGCTGATCAAGACATAATTACTGATGCCATCAATAAGCTTGAAGCAATGACTGGCAATAAAGAAAACAGGGTCAAAAAAGCAAAAGCGATAATCAAGCACGTCCACCAATCGGTTTGGAACAAGGCTGTTGCAGATGTTTTCATCAAGCCTATTGCACAGCGCATGACCACAATTCCAGATGTGCCAAAAAAACTAAAGCTGGACTTGTCGGAAGTGCTAAAAAGCCAATACGCATTTAGCTAAAACCCACGGTCACGCTGGGTTTCAAACTACGACACTTATGAACTGAGCAAGCCCCGCCGATGGGGCTTTTCGTTCATTTGAACCAAAATCCAAAAAACAAGGAAATCCCAATGGATCCGCGAGAACGACTTCTTGGGATAGGGAAGCTGTATCTAAAACGCGGCGAACCTATCCCTGTAACACTGCTTGCAGAAGCAGAAGAACTTGGCCTGTCTCTATCAGAGTTTGGCCTTCCAACAACATCCTACAGCGATGACAACAATCAAGAAGGAGACATCTAAATGTCACAACAAAAGAAAATGACCTTTGAAACGCCAATCGGCAAAGCCATGTACCCTTGGCTCAACAAACCAGACACACAATTCGACAGCGAAGGCAAATACAAGGTCGATTTGCGTCTGAAAAAGGATGAAGCTGCTGGGCTACTGGCAGACATCCGCAAAGCAGCAGCCGATGCCTTTGGTGATAAAGCTGCCACAGCGACTTTGCCATTCAAAATGGATGACGACACTGGCGAGGTAATCGTCAAGACCAAAAGCAAATACCGACCTTTGATTTCTGACAGTACAGGTCAGGTGATCCCCGAACACAATCTGCCAAACATCTTTGGTGGCTCTCAGTTGCGGGTAAAAGGAACGCTTACAAATTACGTTGCTGGTGGTCGTCACGGCATCTCAATGCAGCTAGGCGGTGTGCAGATTGTCCAGTTAACTGACAATGCAAACACAGCTGGCATCGCATTTGCCCCAGTCGAAAATGGCTTCGTAGCAGCCAACGATAATGCTGAAGCAGCAGATGGTGCGGCGTATAATTTCTAAGCGCAGACGCCACGCCATAGCCAATGGTTACAGGAGTGGTCTGGAAGAAACGATTTCACGCCAGATAGCAGATGCTGGTCTACCAGTTGTGTACGAACCAAAGGACGACAAAGTTTCGTACAAATGGCCTGAGAGGCAATCTACCTACCTACCTGATTTCAAGCTGCCAAAACAAGGCGGCTTTTTCTTTGTCGAAACCAAGGGTCGCTGGACTGTTGATGATAGGCAGAAACACTTGCTCATCAAAGAACAGCACCCTGACCTCGACATAAGGTTCGTGTTCTCAAACCAAAATGCGCCTTTGTACAAGGGCAGTCCCAATCGCTACTGCGACTGGTGCGACAAGCATGGCTTTGTTTACGCCAACAAAACAATCCCACCTGAATGGTTACAAGAAGGAGCAAACGATAATGAGCCAGAATGACAGGATTTTAGACCACCTGATAAAGGTTGGTTCCATCACATTCGTTGAGGCTGTTGACCTTTACAGGGTCAGGTCGCTGCCGCGCCGTATAGCCGACTTAAGGCAGCGTGGCTTTGACATCATCAGCGAATGGAAGCGCGACCACCTAGGTCAGAAATACACCCGATACAGTCTAGCAAAATAAGGAGACGAGGAGATGTCCATCGACCATGACGGCTCGACATTTGTCAGCCACGAGCCATGCGATGCGTGTGGCAGTAGTGACGCTAATAGCTTGTTCAGCGATGGGCATCTCTGGTGCTTCGCTTGCGAGACTTACACCCCAGCAGAAGGAGAAGGAGAACGAGTGCAAAATACACCGACAGCATCAAATCATGCGTTTTTGAAAGGTGAGCCAAGGGCGATTGCTGCCAGAGGGCTATCTGAAGAAGACTGCAAGAAATTCAGCTACTGGACTGGCGTTGACGAACAAGGTCAGCCAGTCCAAATTGCAAACTACAGAGATGCCAAAGGTCAAATCATTGCCCAGAAGATTAGGAGCCGTGACAAAACCTTTCGCCTAATTGGTGACACAAAAGGCTTGCCACTGTTTGGTAGCCATCTTTGGTCGAATGGAAAAAAACTGTGTCTTGTTGAGGGGGAGGTCGATGCGATCAGTCTTTCAAAATGCTTTGGACACAAATTTTGCTGTGTGAGCCTACCGAATGGCGCACAGTCAGCAGTCCGGGCGGTCAAAGACAACTTTGATTACATCAACAATTTCGACCAAGTCATTATCTGTACCGATATGGATGAGGCCGGAAGACGTGCAGCTGAAGCGATTGCTGAGTGCTTGCCAGTCGGAAAAGCCAAGATTGCCAGCCTACCAGCTAAAGATGCTAATGATGCTTTAGTTCAAGGCAGGGCAAATGACTTAGTCGAAGCTGTCTATCATGCGCGAGAATTTCGTCCTGATGGCATCAAATCAGCCCATGATTACCGCGACATCATCAGCGTAGATGAAACAGCCAGCGCAGTTAGCTGGCCTTACTCAATGCTCAATGAACGCCTCATGGGTATTCGTAAGAAAGAATTGATTTGTCTGGCTAGTGGTAGCGGCTGTGGGAAAACCACATTCTGCAAGGAAGTGGCTTACCACCTGATGCAGTCAGGTCAGAAGGTTGGCTTGATTTCATTGGAAGAGGCTCCGAAGCGTACATTGCTGGGGCTGGTGGGTATCCACCTTAACAAGAACCTGTTGATTGACCGAAGCCAAGCGTCTGACCAAGAGGTGCTGGATGGTTTTGATGACCTGTTCAAAGACCGGACTTGCGTTCTTTACGATAGCTTTGGCACGTCCAGCGTTGAGTTGATTTGTCAGCGCATACAGTACATGGCGAGGGCTTTGGATTGTGATTTCATAATCCTAGACCACGTTACGATGCTAACAGCCAACATGGTTGATGAACGGCGCGAACTAGACAAATGCGTCACGCAGTTCAGGACATTGGTTCAGGAACTGGACATCGGCATGATCATGGTCAGCCACCTAACACGCCCTAGTGGGCGAGGTCACGAAGATGGTGCAGCAGTTAGCTTGAGCCAACTTCGGTCAAGCCATTCATTAGCACAGCTGTCAGATGCAGCGATTGGCCTTCAAAAAGACCCAGACGACCCAGATTCCGACATTAGAATGATCCGTGTCCTCAAAAATCGCTTTTGTGGCTCGATTGGTGAGGCCGGAACGCTTCTTTACGACCGAAATACAGGCCGATTGAACGAATTTGACTTGGCCTTTTTAACCCAAACTGAAACAGAAATAGGAGACGAAAACAATGAATACACAACTGAAACTACCGTTTGAAGATAGTCACGAGGCGACAGCTGCCAATGACAACGCACAACCACTTAACAAACATGAAGCTAGCTTTAGACAGTTTCATGCTGACAACCCAAACGTGTACCAGCTGCTAAAGAAGTTTGCCAAAGAGGCAATCAAGGCCGGGTACAGGCATTACTCCATGTACGCCCTGTTTGAGCGGGTGCGCTGGCACATACTCATTGATACCGATGGTGATAATTTCAAGGTCAATAATAACCATCGCCCTTACTACGCAAGAATGTTTCACCGTGACCATCCAGAGTTTGATGGGTTTTTTCACACACGCACAGTTAAAGGAGAGTAGTTGATGCAAGATTTGTTTCCACAGGAAGAAGAATGGCTTGTTGTACCAGATGACGATTGGATGAACGCTTTCGACCATTACCAAGACCAATGCGCGTCTGAATTTGCCTTCTACCCCGGAATGTTACTATACCCAGCACTGGGTTTAGCCGGTGAGGCGGGTGAGGTAGTTGAAAAGGTCAAGAAGCTAGTGCGCGATGACGAAATGCCACTAGACGAAGGCTTTGACACCCGCGAGATTGACGCTGAAAAGCGGTTGGCAATCGCTCGTGAATGTGGCGATGTACTTTTTTACCTCGCAATGATTGCCGATGACATTGACTACACGCTTGGCGAAATCGCTGAGATGAACCTTGAAAAGCTGGCTGACCGCAAGAACCGTGGTCATCTACGAGGCTCTGGCGACAACCGTTGAGGTTGTTGTTTGACCTTGAAAGTAACGGCTTCCTAGACCAACTCACTACCATCCACTGCATAGCGATAATGGACGCTGACACAGGTCAACGCTGGGCTTACGGCCCAGACCAGATTGACCAAGCTGTTGAGCAATTGTCGCAAGCGTCAGAACTGATAGCCCATAACGGCATCAC